TTTTGGTTTAACACTATACAATGAACTGTATGGTAAAGATTGGGAGAGTGAATAATGAATAGATTTATTATAGAACAAACACCACATGAGATTGCTAAGTCTCTATGTGACCAACACATAGTCAAGATGCCACTAGAAGAAGCACAGATGTTATGCACTACACTATGGCATCATGCACCACAGTATGCAGAGGAGCATAACTTGTACAAACCTGTACATCAAAAGCATCCATGCACATTATGGGCTATGGAAACACAGATGAACTATGAGTTTGCCTTTAGTTTATATGATGCGATGTTACGAGAGTACACTAATAGATATCACAAGGTACATGGTGCAAGTAAGCATTACGATGCACTATACAATGGCACTAAGTTTGTACCTCATGGTAGTTTGACACCACACCCACAATGTTTTAGTGGGCATGATGACCTCAAGACAGATGAAGGATACCCTATTGAAGCATATCGTGCATTTTACAGAGTTGACAAACTTAGATTTGCAAGGTATACATTTACAAATAAACCACAATGGCTAGAAGGAGAAGTAGCATGAAAGTAAAACAGTTAATCAAAATATTAGAAGCAGTAGATGATAAACTACCATCAGATATGTATGAGTTAGATGAGGTAGAACATCATTCAACAACTCACGATGAACCCATACGTATTGCAGACATGGATGTGGTGCATCTAGTCAGAGCATTTAGACATCAAGAACGTAAACTAACTAAACAGCTTACTGTTGATGTTATATGTAAACTTGCCAAAGAACGTGACATGTGGAAAGAGAAAGCCATGAACATGGTTGAGAAAAGTACACATGAAGAACTTGAGTTAGAAAACCAACGGCTTGTCCAACGACTTGAGCATGATGAAACTGTAGTGTCTAAGGAAGCATATGATGTAGCATGGAAAGAATGGGAACGATGGAAAGCAAGAGCAGAAATGTGGAGAAAGGAATACGAGAAGGCTACATCTAAGAAAGGGTGTGGCTATGTATTCAGCGAGATACCTAACGACACAGATGGACAAGAGTTTGTTGACACTATGAAGAGGTATCTTAACAAAGAATCATATAAGATGCGAGTGCGAGGACAACACATCAAGCCTGAGTTAAAAGGTACAGGTGCTACCTATTGGGGTCAAGGTTTGAATGAATCTACTCACATGAGAATATATATTGAAGCAAAGAAAGGAGATTAATATGTGGCACAGAATAACAGATTTTATGGAGAAAGACTTTAATAAAAAATATGGTGAGGGTACAAAGTTTGACCTTGACTATGGCAAGTTACTAATCATAGGACTATGTATTTACATAGCATGGCAGGTATGAATAAATATACAGTAGTATATACTGCAAATGATAGATATGATTCCCCTATAGATGAACCTACTAGTAGAGTAGAATATATACAGGGAGAAACTTTAGACATAGCTATTGATGAACACATAAAGCACATGAAAAGTTGGGCAATACAAGGGGTAATTGGAGAGGTAATTTATCTAGAAGGACATATCAAACAAGTAGATATAGGTCATGGTATAGGACACACTTTAAATACAACCAAAGATGTAATTATTACAGGAGTAAATAATGACACAATTAAATTTGAATGACCTAGTACACAAGTACTATTTGTCTAATGATTTCAATGTGTTAGCCGATAAAACTAAACATGATTATCAATATTGTGCAGGAGTTTTATTGGCTACTGAAGTTGATGGCAAAAGTTTGTCAGAAATAAGGCTGACTAAAATGACAGGTGCGATAGCTCGAAGAGCTTACGAGCAATGGCTTGGTCGAGGAATCTATCAGGCTAATGCTATCACATCTGTAGCACGTAAGGTGTATTCCTTTGGCATGGAGATGGGTTATGCTGAGAGCAATCCGTTTGCTACCTACAAGAGGAAGACACCTCATGCACGTAATACTGTGTGGACAAAAGACCAAGTGACACAGTTCTTAGATGTAGCTTATGCTGATTTTAAGTACAGAAACTTAGGATTGATAGTACAAATGGCTTACGAATGGTGTCAGAGGGTGGGCGATATGAGAATGTTACAGTTTTCTAACATAGATTTTGATAAATGTGTGTTAAATTTGCAACAGTCTAAGAGAAGAAGTGTAGTACACCTGCCGATTTCTCTTGACTTATTGGAAATGCTTAAGCAACAGAAGGATGAATATGATTTTCAACCCTACGTTGCACCCTATCCTACTGCAATGAAGGGTAAATACTCGCCATATACCATGCAAAGGCTATCAAAGGTAGCACGATTGGTCATAGAACAGGCAGGATTACCTGATGACCTACGTATTTCTGACCTGAGAAGGACAGGAACTACAGAAATGGTGGAAGCAGGGGTGTCTATGGGTCAGATTATGTCAGTTACAGGTCATGCTAACCCACAATCCGTGAAACCTTACATGAAAAATACGTATGCTAGTGCAGAAAGTGCATTGACAATGCGAAATAATCATGGTAAAAGCATTTAAATGCCGACAAGGAGAGTGATATATGAATATAAATACATACATTAGTGACTTAAATATAGGAATAGGAGAGAGTAAACGTCTTAACTGTCCTGCATGTAATGGTTACAAAACATTTACTGTGACCAATAACATGGGTCAGATGCTATGGAACTGTTACAAATCTTCTTGTCAACTATCAGGCTCTAAACGTATGCCCTTGTCAGCTAATGACATCAAGATGCATACGCAAGTGACTGAAAGGAATAGTGAACCCTTCGTAATGCCTGAGTACATCGTGCCTTACGACAGGGAAAGTTATTATGGAATACCTAATGATAGGCTCATGTATGATGTCAAGGAACATAGAGTTGTGTTTCCTGTAGTACATGAAGGCAGGGTTGTTGATGCCAATGGTAGGTCACTAGGAAAAAGAATACCTAAATGGAAACGATATGGAAAAAGTGACTTGCCTTTTGTCGCAGGACATGGTAAGGTCGCAGTAGTTGTTGAGGATTGTGTAAGTGCTTCCGTTTTAGATGGTGAAGTATATGTTGGGGTAGCAGTATTGGGTACGTCATTGTCAGAATCTCATAAGAAGTATCTCTCACGATTCTCAACAGCAATAATAGCACTTGACCCTGATGCTCTACCCAAGACTATGGCATTTGCAAAGGAACTACGAGCCTATGTAAATGATGTCAAGGTGCTAAGACTAGAAGACGATTTGAAATATAAGAAGAGGAACGATATAGAAAACTTAATTAACTTAACCCCAAAGGAGAACCAATATGGAACTATCCCTACTACGTAGCTTGATGAATCAAGAGTTTTATACCGACCATCGTGGCTCTAAATGTCCTGACCGACTATTTAGTAAAGATGCTAGGAAGTTAAAGCACACGATTGATTATGCTATGAATAAATATAAACGAGATGTAACACCTGATGAGGTGGAAGCATTGTTCATGGCGAACAATCCATCTATGACTACTGCACAGAAGCAAGGCTATAGTTCTCTGTTCAACACAGTAAAACGTGAGCAACCTATGGGTACTGACGTGGCACAGGATGTGTTGTCTAAGCTATTCCAACAGGTCATAGGTGAAGACATAGCTAATCTAGGATTTGATTACGTCAATGGTGCAGAGAAAAGTCTTAAGCCATTACGTGATTTACTAGAGAAGTATAATGACAACTTCTTGCCTGAAGTAAAGATTGAATGGGATGATATATCTTTTGATACCATCATGGCTAAACAATCTGTACAGATGAAGTGGACATTCAACATACCTGAGATGGCACGTAAGATAGAAGGTGTCAACGCAGGATACCTTATTGAAGTAGGAGCAAGACCTAATACAGGTAAGACTTCTTTCCATGCATCTATGTTGGTAGGACCTAATGGTATGGCTAGGCAGGGTGCTAAGTGTGTAGTGTTATGTAATGAAGAGTCGTATGACAGAGTTGCTTTCAGATACATACAAGCATCAACAGGTTTCCCTAAAGAAAAGATACAGGCTAATATACATGAAGCTAAACGTATCTATCAAGATGTCACTAAAGATGTAAAGATTAAAGATGTTAGTGGCGAAGACATGACTTGGGTTGAGACTATGTGTAAGTCAGAGAGACCTGACATAGTTGTACTTGATATGGGAGATAAGTTTGCTAGGCAGGGTAGCTATGCTAGACCTGATGAGATGCTTAAAGCTAATGCTATATATGCTAGGCAGATAGCTAAGACGTATGGATGTGCTATATTCTATATGTCACAGTTGTCTGCTGAAGCTGAAGGTAGACAGGTTCTTAACCAAGCTATGATGGAAGGCTCACGTACAGGTAAGGCAGCGGAAGCTGACTTGATGTTATTGATTGGACAACCTGCTCAAGTAGAAGGGGTTGACGAACAGTCAACTTTAAGACATATTAATGTTGTTAAGAATAAAGTAACAGGATGGCATGGTATGATTAATTGTAACCTTGATTATAGAATCGCAAGGTTCACAGCATAGAGGAGTAAGATATGAAACTTACATTAGATGTAGAAAACACTGTCACTAAACGTGATGGCAAGATGTATCTCGACCCATTCGAGCCTGACAATAAGCTTGTCATGGTAGGATGTTTGACAGATAAAGGAGAAGAATATTTATATAGAGACAACTTCGATGGTGTACAAGGACACCTAGATGAAGCTACAATATTAATAGGACACAACATAGCATATGATTTAATGTGGCTATGGGAGTGTGGCTTCAAGTATGATGGTCCTGTGTTTGACACAATGCTAGGCGAGTATGTCTTGCAACGTGGACAGAAAGAACCATTATCACTAGAAGCTTGTGCTGAAAGGTATGAGTTAGATACTAAGAAGCAGGATACCTTGAAAGAATACTTCAAGCAAGGTGTGGGTGTTGATGAGATACCACCTGAAGAGTTATCCTCTTACCTGTCAGCAGACTTACATGCAACACAGCAGTTAGCTGAGAAGATAACAAGAAGATTGATGACTACAGATTCAGCATTGATGGAATGTGTTGTGCTTACTAATAGGGTATGTGTCACTCTTGCTCACATATATAATACAGGATTCGCTGTAGATGTAGAGAAGTTGGATGAGGTTAAGCTTCAGTTTGAAGCAGAGAAGCTTGAGATAGAGAAACGATTGCAAGTTCAGATAAGAAAACTTATGGGTGACACACCTATTAATCTTAATAGTCCAGAGCAGATGTCTTGGGTTATATACAGCAGAAAGCCACATGATAAAACTATGTGGGCAAATGCCTTTACTCCTTACATGGACAAGGCACACTTCAATGACGTTGTATCAAGAAACTCTGATATTGTATTAAAAACAAAAGCTGTGTCATGTAGAGAATGTAATGGCACAGGACAGATAAGAAAGGTTAGAGTAAATGGAACTCCTTACGCAAATACCACTAAGCACATTGACTGTGGTGGTAATGGTTATACTCTTCAATCTCTTGGATTAGTAGCAGGATTGAAGTTTAAAGCACCAAGTTCTAAGTGGATATCTGCTAATGGATTTGGTGTTTCTAAGACGAACTTAGATATGTTACAGAGCATGGCTAAACGTACCAACATGACAGATGCTGTCAACTTTTTGACAGATGTTAAACGTTTATCAGCTTTGGATTCATACCTAAGTTCATTTGTAGAGGGTATCAAAGCACACGTTAAATCTGATGGTAAGCTTCATGTGAGGTTATTACAACACAGGACAGCGACAGGTAGGTTTAGTGGTGCTGACCCTAATATGCAGAATATGCCTAGAGGTGGTACGTTTCCTGTTAAGAAGGTATTCGTATCACGTTGGAAGGGTGGCAAGATACTTGAAGCTGACTTTGCACAGCTAGAGTTTCGAGCTGCGGCATATTTATCTCAAGACAAGGTGGCAATGGATGAAGTTTCTACTGGGTTTGATGTTCACTCGTATACGTCTAAAGTTATTACAGATGCAGGTCAACCGACTTCTAGACAAGATGCGAAAGCACACACATTCGCACCACTCTACGGAGCAACAGGCTTTGGCAGAAGTAAAGCAGAAGCAGAATACTATGAACACTTTACCAAAAAGTACACAGGAATCAAAGCTTGGCACTCCAGATTGGCTAAAGAAGCTTTAGAGACAGGCAAGATATCCACACCATCAGGCAGGGAGTTTTCTTTTCCTGATGTACAACGAAGAATGAATGGCACAGTAAGCTTCTTCACACAGATAAAGAATTATCCTGTGCAGAGTTTTGCTACTGCCGACATAGTTCCCATCGTACTTATACAGATGGAGAACTTATTAGCCAACTACAAATCATGTATTGTTAATTCGGTACACGATTCTGTAGTGGTTGATATACACCCTGATGAGATAACACAGGTGTTATACCTCATCAAACTGCTCAACAGTAGTCTCCAATCTATTGTTGAGAAACAGTTTAACATCGAGTTCAATGTACCATTATTACTTGAAGCAAAAATAGGTGATAATTGGCTTGACACTAAAGACGTTAGCTGATATAACTATACAACATTTGACTCACAGAAAGGAGCAATACATATGGAAAATAATAATTTAGTAACGATTGATACAAATAACTACGAAGCTATGGCTAAAGCAATGGGTATAGCAGGTGAAGGTACTAAGTCTTCAGATACTAAGAAGACTCAACAGCTACCACGTTTCAGAATAAACCATTCAGCAATCATGGGTGAGACCAAGATGAATGGCAAGAATGTAAACGTAGAGGTAGTTGAAGGTGGTACTTATAAGCTTGAGATACCTGATGGTGAAACGTATTACAGTAAGTCTGCCAAGATAAGACCTTTCATGCAAAGGTATATGTATAAGAGGTTCGTTAAGAATATGAACGCAAAGATGGGTGAGCCTATGGGCATTTATCATAAGACTGTTATGGCAGATTCACTTAACCTAGATTTAAAGGATAATCAAGGTGGGTTTAACTGTGGTAAACCAGCAGGTTATATTCAGGACTTCAAAGCATTACCTGAGAAGACTCAAGACTTAATCAAGCAGATTAAAAGAGTGCGTGTCATATTCGGTCTTGTTGATTTACTTGACCCATGTAATGACAAGGGTGAAAAGATATCTTTTAAAACTACACCATTCATATGGGAGATAGATAATAGAGATGCTTTCAAGACTGTAGGTCAACCTTTTACTAAGTTGGCACAGTTGAAGAGACTTCCTGTTCAGCATACTATAGCCTTAGAAACTGAAGAACGTAAGTTACCTAATGGTAATGTCTTCTACTTACCTGTATCTACACTAGATGTAGCCAATAAGATTGACCTGTCTGATGAAGACCAAGTTATCTTTGGTGACTTCATGTCATGGATACAAAACTATAATCAATATATAGTGAGTGAGTGGGATGCCAATGTAGGTGGTAATGCAGATGCAGACATGAAAGATATAGTTGAAGACTTTATCGAAGTGGATGCAAGCTAATGAATCACCGTGCTGAATTGGCGATACATAAGTTGCTAGAAGATATACTTGCATCTAAGAAGCAGATGTCGATAGAGACTATTGAAGGTGTAGCATCTGATATAAAGGAAGCTATGGTTCGTCAGTTCGGAACAAAGAATGATAGGAAGGATTTTAAATTACGTATGTCTAACATAGGTAAGCCTTCCTGTCAGCTTTGGTTTGATAAGAACCATCCTGAGAAAGCATTACCGAAAGGTAATAGTTTCTTGATGACAATGATGATTGGTGATATAGTCGAAGCTATCTTCAAAGGTTTATTGAAGGAAGCTAAGATTGAATATCAAGATAGTGAAGAGGTTACGTTAGAACTAAAAGATGGTATTAACGTAAAAGGAACTTATGACCTTGTACTAGATGACTGTGTTGACGATATAAAGTCTGCATCAGATTGGTCATACAAGAATAAGTTCGCTTCATTTGAATCAGTAGCTAATGGAGATAGCTTTGGTTATGTAGGTCAACTCGTTGGGTATGCGAAAGCGAGTGGTAAAAACATAGGTGGTTGGTGGGTAGTGAACAAGTCTAATGGACAGTTCAAATACGTATCAGCAGGAAGTGCAGACACAACTCACGTCTTAGGTAACATTGAGAAGACCATAAAGCAAGCCAATGCTAAAGAATTAGTTAGGTGCTTTGAGCCTGAAGCAGAAACTTTTAGAGGTAAAGCCACAGGTAATCTCGTTCTTAATAAGAACTGCACCTTTTGTGACTTCAGATATAGTTGTTGGGATACTCTACAAGAGCTACCTGCACAGAAGTCATTAGCAAAAGAACCTAAGATGGTTCAGTATATTAAGCTAGGAAAGGAGAAAATAGCATGAGTAAATCATTAGATGAATTAAAATCTGACATCGAAGAAATGGAGAAGCAACTAGTAGAAGCAAAAAAGCAGTATCGTGAGATGCGTACAGCAGGTTTGCGTGATGCTATGGAAGCTAGGAAGGTAGCTGATGAAGCTGTAAAGGAAGAGTTAAAGAACTTAGGTTATCAGACTTCTTATAGTCCTTTTACAGGAATCACGTGGCGAAACTTTTAGGTGTCTCCTCATAAGGCTTATCGTGCAGCCTTAAAGCATGGGTATAGGAGTGGACTAGAGCATAAGGTATCCGTCTATCTTACAGAACGTAAACACAAGTATGGTTACGAATGTATTAAGATTGAGTGGGAAGACCTAGCCTACCGAACCTATACCCCTGACTTCATATTAAATAATGGGATTATCATTGAGACAAAGGGAAGGTTTCTTGCTATAGATAGACGTAAACATCTAGCTATTAAGAAACAACATCCAAGATTAGATATCAGATTTGTCTTTGAAAATAGCAGACGTAAGTTAAGTAAAGGTGCTAAGTCTACGTATGGTCAGTGGTGTGATAAGTATGGATTCAGATATTATGACAGAATAATTCCTGAAGATTGGCTAAAAGAAAAAGGTAAGAACAAACATCCAAAGATGATTAAATTCACAGGTAAAAAAGTAAGGAGATTAAAATGATTAATGATAAATACTTAGAAGAAGAAGACTTTGTTATACAGATAAAACCTCATATAGACAGTAAGGGTTGGACAGGTGATGTATCACTTAGTATAATGGTAGGCAAAAAGAATCCTTTAAATGATGAAGACTTTGAAGCTATGTTAAACTTTACTAGGCAGATATGTGCTACTGTTCCTTTGATGGAGCAGAATAAAATATTCAGAGATGCCGTAGAAGAAGAAGCAAACAAGCATCTGCCTATAGAAGATGTGTTTGATATACCTGACAAGAAAAAGGGTAGAGTAAAAGATACAGATGATAATGTAATTCATATTTCTTTTGGAAAAGAAGAAACTACACATTGACAATGGCACAAGAAGAGTATATAAAAGACATGAGACACTTAGAGTACATGAGTTACAGAGCAGAAAAGGAGAAAGGTATGGCAAAACAAGATATGGTTAATAGTCCTATACACTATAACAAAGCAGGTATTGAAACCATTGATGCCTTAGAAGCTATGTTAGTTGATGGGTTTGATTATTATTTACAAGGTAATATAGTTAAATACTTATGGAGATTTAGATATAAGAATGGTGTTGAAGACTTAAAGAAAGCACAATGGTATCTGAATAAACTCATTGAGGTCTACGATGATAAGAGTTAAGATAATGATGACAATCTCTGTAGACCCTGACGATTATGCTGTACCTGCCGATGGCATGGTCAGCGAGGAGATTGAAGAATATGTAAGAGAAGCCTTCCATGAAATAGAAGGTGTTAAGATTAAGAATATGAAATTAGTTAGTGAGGAGACATAAATGATACAGAACTATTTACCTACCGACTACCAAAACTTTATAGCACTCTCTCGCTATGCAAGGTGGAAGGATGATGAACAACGTAGAGAGAATTGGGGAGAGACTGTTGATAGATATTTTGGTTACATGACTAATCATCTTACTAAGAATCATTCATATACTATCACAAAAGCTCTCAAAGAAAAGCTTACAGAGCAGGTAATATCTTTAGGTGTCATGCCTAGCATGAGAGCCTTAATGACTGCAGGACCTGCCTTAGACCGTTGCCATGTAGGTGGCTACAACTGTAGCTACATACCTGTAGATAGTCCACGTTCATTTGATGAATGTATGTACATACTTATGTGTGGCACAGGTGTTGGCTTCTCTGTAGAACGTGAGAATGTAGATAAGCTACCTATAGTTAATGAACACTTTGAAGACAGCACTACTATCATCACTGTTGGTGACAGCAGACCCGGGTGGGCAAAGGCATTGAGAGAACTTATTGCTATGTTATACGTAGGTCAAGTACCTACTTGGGATGTGTCACAGGTTAGACCAGCAGGTGCAAGACTAAAGACATTTGGTGGTAGGGCATCAGGACCTGCACCATTGGTTGAGTTGTTTCAGTTCTGTATACAGAAGTTCAAGGGTGCTAAAGGTAGAAGACTATTTCCTATTGAATGTCATGACATTATGTGTAAGATAGGAGAAGTTGTAGTTGTAGGTGGAGTACGTAGGTCTGCACTTATATCTTTATCTAACTTAGGTGATGACCAAATGAGACATGCTAAGTCAGGTCAATGGTGGGAGAATGAAGGACAAAGGGCACTAGCTAATAACTCTGTAGCATTTAAAGGTAAGCCTGAGATGGGTACATTCATGCGAGAATGGACATCCTTATACGAATCTAAGTCAGGTGAACGTGGTATCTTCAATAGAAAGGCTGCTCAAGTCAAGGCTTCTGAGAATGGCAGACGTGAGACAGACCATTACTTCGGTTGTAATCCATGCAGTGAGATTATACTTAGACCTTATCAGTTCTGTAACCTCACAGAGGTAGTTTGTAGAGCCACAGATGACCTTAACTCTTTAACAGAAAAGGTGCGTATGGCTACTATACTTGGTACATTTCAATCTACTCTTACTAACTTTAAGTACTTACGTAAGGTTTGGAAAGATAATACAGAAGAAGAAAGACTGTTAGGAGTTTCCCTAACAGGTATTCTTGACTGCCCTATATGGACAGAAGAAATACTAACCATACTAAGAGATGTGGCAGTAGAAACTAATAAGAAGATGGCTAAAGACTTAGGTATACCACAGTCAACAGCTATTACTTGTGTAAAGCCAAGTGGTACAGTTAGTCAATTAGTTGACAGTGCTTCAGGTATTCATGCTAGACATAATGACTACTACATCAGGACTGTACGGGGTGACAACAAAGACCCACTCACACAGTTTATGAAAGAAAGTGGCATACCTAGTGAGCCTGACGTTATGAAGCCTGATAGCACTACTGTGTTCAGCTTTCCTATGAAGTCACCTTCAGGTGCTATCACTAGAACGCAGATGTCAGCTATTGAACAGCTAGAGTATTGGCTTATGTTCCAAAGACATTGGTGTGAGCACAAGCCTTCTGTTACTGTATCTGTCAAGGAAGATGAGTGGATGGATGTAGGAGCATGGGTGTACAAGAACTTTGATGAAGTATCAGGTATATCCTTCTTACCTTTCAGTGACCATACATATGCTCAAGCACCATATCAAGACATAGAAAGAGAAGAATACTTAGAGTTAAAACAAATAATGCCTAAGTCTATTGATTGGTCTAAGTTGGGAGACTATGAGAAGGAAGACACTACATCAGGTGGCAGAGAACTAGCTTGCACAGCAGATGCGTGTGAGATGGTTGACATACAGGCTAGTTAATGCTAGAATCAAACGAACTATTATGGTGGCAGTGGTGGTTATTAATCGCCATTTCCATCAACACAACTATAAACTTAATCGTGTTCTTTAAAGGTAGGAAGCTACACATAAGAGAACTATTGCACTTAAAACCTAAGAGAAAAGGAGTTACACATGGAAAACCTATCACCAAGTAAAGAGAACAGAAAAAAGTTTGACATAGACCTAGAGTATGGTAAAGTAAGGGAGAAACAAGTAGCAGAGATGCTACAAAATAAGAAGATAGAAGTTAAGAGTGAGAGAGGTATGTGGCAAAAGACAGGTAACATAGCTATTGAGTTTGAAAGCTATGGTAAACCGAGTGGAATAGCCGCTACTGAATCTGATTATTGGTTTCATAATCTGTGTGTAGGAGAGGAGACATTCTGCACATTAGTCTTTGATGTCAACAGTTTAAAAAAGATTATTGATAAACTTGACACAAAGAAATGGGTAGCAGGGGGAGATAACAAAGCAAGTAAGATGTATTTAGTTAGCTTGCAGAAGTTGTTTTCTACCGATGTTATCAAAACATTTAAAGGAGTTGAAGCATGAGAGACATGATACTAGGAGCATTAAAAACTAAACTACTAGGAGAAATGAATGGTCACATAGCTAACATAGAAGTTATGGTAACCAACCCAGTTGGGGTGGGAGACCACCCTACTATAGTGGATACTATAGATAAAGAACTAGCCTCATTAGAACACGCTAATGGTAAACTAAACGTACTAGTAAAGTACATTGAAAGGAGACAAAAGGATGCAACACCGAAAGAAAAGAAATCCAAAGCTAAGTAAGTATGATGCACCCCTAAGAATACAATTTGATAGAGGTTTCAATGCGTTTAAGGGTAAACAATACGTAAGAAATATTAATGGAGCAAGAATTATAGCAACAGAAAGTCCATACAATATAAACACTATGCAATATAGAGAGTGGCAACGAGGTTATAATTCTGCATATGCACAGCAATTAAAGAAGGTGAAGAATGTTGAAGCTAGAAGAAGAAGCGAAGAAGTTCATGCAAAATAACTTAGCTATAGCAGAGGTAATGACTGCTGACTTTTATGAAGCACGAGCTAATAACACAGCTATCTTTCCAAAAGAAAAAGCCTTAGAGTATTTAGCTCTAGGCTTGACTAGTGAAGCAGGTGAGGTAGCAGGTAAGATAAAGAAGATAATACGTGATGGCAAAGGAAACAAAGAAGCTATAGCCTATGAAATAGGTGATGTTCTTTGGTACTGTGCTGTATTAGCTAGTGAGTTGGGTGTCAGTTTAAATACTATTATGAAAAAGAACTTAGAGAAGTTACATGATAGGAAAGTACGTGGTACACTCGCAGGTTCAGGAGATAGTAGATAATATTAACGATAGGCAGTACTTAAACTATTGCCTATCAATTTACCTAGACGATAATGATTTCTTTCAGGTTCATCCTTCTGCATTTCAGCGACAGACTTACCATACTTTGATTTGTAATATTCATCAGCTAATTTTCTAGCTACACTAGATGTTCTTGTCCACTGTGCTCTGTCAAAAGCAGTGAAAGATTTACCAAGTACGTTATCACTTCTTGCTTCTTGCTCACCCAACATCTTAGCTATCTTTCTATATCTACTTAGTTTATTCTTGATAGCAGCTTCCTGTTTAACCCTAGATAATTTTTTATAACTAGCTGAGTTTATTTCTTTAGCTAGGTTTTGCTCTACATACTTACCCATATACTTTTTAATATATGCATCAGCTACCTTATCACCTGATGTAGGTACAATTTGATAATCCTCATACCCATGTTTAACTAATTCTTTCTGTACATCACTTCTTTTAGCTGTAAGCTTTTGACCTGTTAACTGTGTCCTTAGAGGGTCTTGTTGTATTACATCATCCTCTTGCGTAGGACTTTGTAATGCAGGTAAAGTTGAATCAAGGAAAGGTATATTCCTTTGGAAGGCATTAGTCGCTGAACTTAATCCACGTTCTAATGCACCACTACCTTCTACTTGTCTAGAGTCTTTTACAGTAGCACCCTCTTTATTAAAGGCGGCATTTATATCCTTAACTACTCTAAAAGGTGTAGCAAACGCACCAAAGATTTCACCTACATATCCACCAAAGAACTCTGCTAATTTCTCTTGCTGTATATTATTACCATCATCTTCACGTAGAAATTCAAAGGCTGAATCAATCATATATGAACTAGCACCTGCTCTAAACTGAGCACCTGTTAGTCCTTCTATTAACTGTTTAGTATCTATTTCTCTGCCTTCGCCTAATCTTACTATGACATCAGCTACTGCTAAGTACGGAGTGATAGGAAAGAATGGTCTTAAGTCTACAGTTCTACCATCATCTTTCTGTCCTTCATACCACTTAACATCAGGGTTATCTATTCTATACTTTATAGCCGCCATAAGAGCTGCACTACCTACAGTAGCTTTTGAGAATTGTTCTCTAGCTAATCTCATTTGTGCTTCAGCACCTTCCACAGGCTTACCTGTGATAGCTTTCTTTATATACTTAGTTGCACCACCAACAGTATTAAAAGCCGCGGCAGGTATACTTAATGGACTGTAACTAAATTGAAACTGCATAGCATTAGCCATGAACCTAGCAAAAGGAAACGCTGCAGTACCCACAGGTCCGGGCAATGGTCCTAGTGATTCATTAAACTTTATGAAGTGATGAGCAATACTATCGCCTATCTTACCCTTAGATGCTTTAGGCATACGAGAGAATGTAAAGGATAATGCATCTTCGGTTGCTTGTTTTAGTACACTAGCAGGTATTGATTTACCTGTGGCTAATGCTTCTGCTACACCTGCGGCATCTTCACCACCTAAACCTTTTAGTCCTGTTCTTCTTATCTGTTTGTCTACAGAAGCAGAGAATACAGCACGTCTAAAGAATCTATCTTGTGCCATATTTAAACTGTTTGCCCACTTGGAGAATCTCCATAGGTCATCACTATTATCTGCACCTACTTCTTGTAAAGACCTATCTATCTGTCTCCACAATCTAGGGTTATGCTTTAATAGAGCTTCTGATATTTCTTTTGTCTGTCCGGAATCTGATATAAACGCAAGTGTGCCAAAGGCATCTTTACTCATATCACGTAAGCCATTCTTTATACCTTGAACACTAGCTTCACCTCTTAACAGAGCAGAGGTAGCCTTACCAAAATGATACAGAGTAGTTTCTATTGCGTTTGCACCCATCTCCATAGTCATTCTCATACCACCTGTAGCTATGTTACGGATAGTAGTAGATAATTGTGTAACCATTAAAGCTCTACGGTTTCGGTCTAGCTTTTGCATTACATCATAAGCTTTACCCATAACTCCAAGAGTCTCACTCTCTATGCCATATAGTTTTTCCCATCTCTTTTGAAACTCTGGGTCTAATTCTTTTAAACGTTTAAATACTTTACCTGCCCTACCAAAGCCACCAAGAATACTACCTGCTTCATTCTGTCCTGCATTAAGAGCTTGAGTAAACTGTTCCATAGATAAACCTGACCTACTGATAGCACTGTCTAGTACATCATCATCAATAATATCACCCTGTTCTACAAGAAGCCTACCTACAAATTTAGTAACCTGTTTTTCTGCAAGTATCTCTTTGGGTAAGTCTTTAAATTTACCTGAACGTTCTATCTCTTCTAGTAATTGTACACCTATCTGACCTACTCTATTCTGTACATCTTTTTTTATCTTGGTGTCTGTTAATTTACCTATGTCATAATCAGGATTAAGTTTATCATATACTTTGTATCCTTCATTAACATCAAACTTAAAGTTCTGTTTATTTACTCTTTTTATTGCTTCTTCAGATAGCTCTAATCCTACTTCTTCTGTACCTTCTTCTGCTAGTTTTTCAGCTAATTCTTGTTTAGCTATCTCTTTAGTTGCTGTCTTCTTAGCTATCTGTCTACCTATACCTACACCACCTGCTACACCAAGCAGACCTGTAAGACCACCTACAAGAGCAGTCCTAGTTAAGTCACGTTCAACTTCACCATCTTCTCCTTTGGCTACTAAACCTGCTTCCTGTTCTATTTCTTGTAATCTCATATCAGCAGACACACCTACACCTGTCTCAACAGTACCGACTGCAGCACCTGATTTAAGTGTACCTTTAGTAAATATTTTCTTGGATTGTTTTAAGGCTTCTTCTTTTGCACTTGCAAGCACAAGTTTCTTGATACCTTGTTGAGCACCAAGAGATGCAAGTTTACCTGCACCAAAGCCTATATATGTGAGGGGGTCAGTTAGGACAGACAAACCAAAGTCTCTAACAGCAGTTAAGACATCACCACCACCTTCTTCATAGAAAGAGGGAAGTCGTTCCATCTCTTGATATACTCTACCAAACTTAGCTTTGTCTTCTTCGGATGCACCACGCATCCATGCAACTTGAGCACCTAAGTCTAACGAATTAGTTTCAAGTTGTCTTGTGTGTGTGAGGAATCTTTGTACATACTCTTCGTTACTCTCACCTTCTTGTTGTACACCATCATCACCATAACGAGCTTTACCATATGCATTGACATCAGCAATAAACTTACTGTCATTAGCAAACTCTTCTAATGTTTTAGTGCCTTCTTCAGGTGTTTCTACTTGTTCATAAGCAGTACGAGTATCTTCAGGTGCTTTTGATTGCACTTCTGATTTACCATAATATGTATCTAATACATCTTCTTCTTCTTCTTCGACTGATTCTTTTTCTTGTGTATCAGAAGAACTATAGAATAAGTCTAGTATATCTTCTTCTTTGTTCTCTTCAACAGCACTAGTATCTTTATCAGTATCAGATGTATTATAATATAAGTCTAATAAGTCTGGTTCAGCCATGTATTTCTATCCTATTTTTTAGGTGAACCATCTTCATTATGTGTTCTAGCATATTTTTTATCCCACTCTTCCATAGCTTTTTCTTCTTCATCACTATCAAACATAAAGCCACCTGTAGGTTTTTTGGGTACAGGTTTAGTGGGGTCTACATATACTTGTTTCTTAGGTAAACTTTTAATAGCTGAGTCCATTAATTCACTAGCTTCATTAAAATCTATACCATAAATTTTCATTATGCCTTGAACAATTTTATCAGGGTTATCTCTTGCACTAGCCTTACCTAAACTATTCTTGACAAACTCTTCAGCACTAGGAAACTTTTCCTTTATCTTTGCATTAATGTCTTCAGGTTTGGTAGTATCACCTGACTTAGCACCTTTTTTATTCTTCTGATAATCTGCATATTCTTCACTTAATAATCCTTGAATTACAAGAGCTGCATTATTATTGATAGGTATACCTTCAGGTGTAAGTAAGGTACTAAGGTATTCTTTTTTTGCCTTGCTAACTGCTTCATTTCTTATTGCTACTGCTTCAGCACCTACAACTTGCACACCATCTTTAGTAGCTAGTTGATTAGTACTATTCCAACCTACTCCGTCTTCAGCAGAAGATATATTTTTTGTAAGTAACGCAGACATGACCGATATACTAGGACTATTATCTGTAGTATCTTTTGCTTTAGCTTTAGCATTTATTTCTTTTGTAATAGTACTTAATTGAGATGTAAGATTAGTTTTATCTGCTTCAAATGTAGGACTATTCTTATCTAAGTTACGTAGCTTAAATGCAGTTTGGTCATACTGAGTATCTAGACTCTTAACCTCTGTAGGTAATTGACTAAAGTCAACCTTAAGATTACCTTTAAGTGCTTGTACTATTTTACCACTATCTTCATTCTTAAACTCACCTACGTCTTTGTACTCTTGTACCATAGTATTAAATATCTTATCTTTATTAACTGCCATACTAAACAAACCTTTACTCTGTTTAGAAGCAGCAGAAGATAATCCACTTAGGTCAGCAGGTTTAACTAGTTCAGTTATAGCTTCAGCAGCATCTTTAGCTGTCTCAAAAGATTGATTAGGAGCATCCTTATCAGGTACATATTGAATAGCCTTAAACATATCTGCTTTTGTAGCACCATTATTCCTAGCTTTTTGAAGTGTATTTAATATCATATTGACATTAGCAGTACCACCTGCTACTACTTTAGCCGCCATGTTTCTAGCTTGTGGGTCATCACCAAAGAAAGACTCAAGCATAGTTATCTGCTCCATACGAGATTCTATTTTCTTACGTCTGTCTTTACGCATCTCTCTTTGCTCTGCAACAGACCTATCTAGTTCTTTCTCATAGAATTTCTTTACACGTAGTTCTTCTTCTTCAATGTCTTTTAAACCTTGAGTTGCTGCACCACCTATAAATCCTGCTAAACTAAATCCCATTAAGCTCTCCTTGCCATTAATCCACTAGGCTCTTCATCCTCTTCAGTAACCTCATTATCTATTCCCGGAACAGGGATAGGTTTATCCTCTTCTTGTTTTAACTTGTTCAGAGCCGCGGCTATCATACCTTCGCTAGGTGTATCGTCATCATCTGGCTCTTCATTACCTGTTTTGTATTCTACGTCTTGACTATCTGCAAGATAGGCTAACATCTCTACTATAATAGGAGTAACTAAAATGCCTATATCAATAGAGTGAACACCTTCCATAACTGCTGTCAACTGCATACTATTAGCTATAGTAGTTAAAGGTATTCCCATTTCTATTATATCAAATAACTCTGTAGTAAATGCTTTGTTTGTTAGTCTAGGTACATACCACTCTAATGCTTCTTCTAGTGTATTATATTGTGGTGGACTCTGCCAAGGTCTAGCACCAAACTCTGCTGTTAGAGACTGACCTGCTACAGGACCATCATGTACGACTTCATTTAATTCAGGCATCTTTTAAACCTTTTCTTTTGTTACGTATATCTTGTACATATCTTGCTACACGCATTTTAACATCATCAGGAGAACTTCCTGTGGATTGTCTTGAATCCATAGTACGAGTAAGTAATCCTTTAGATGGTGCTTTCTTTACTTCTGTCTCTTCTTCAATGGTTGGTACACCATTTATTGCCATAATCATAGGGTTAGTAATCATTAGAATCCTAGTGCTCCTCCAATAAACTTAGTCATAAGACCACCAAATGCAGCTGATGAGTTATAATCATTCTTCATTTTTTGTATATCAGCATCAGCATCAGCAGCTAATTGTGCTTTTGCTAAATCAACGACACGACTTCTTTCATTCTCTGCTGATGTCCATGCCCACTCCATAGTGTCACCGTAGTACTGCCATAAGTTATTATAAGCTTGGTTGCTTATACCTAATATGCTTTGAGCATTAAGTTCGTTAGCACGATTGACAGCTACAGTATCTGCTGAAGCTATCTGTCTTCTCCAATTAGCATTAGACTGTGCTATCACCTGTTGGTTCTGTGCATTAAATACATCACGTGCATTATTTAATTCAGCATTAAATCTTTCTACTGTATTGTTTTGTCCTGCATTAAACTGTTCTTGTGCATTAACTTGTGTAGCATTAAACTGATTAGCCTGTTGCCCTAGCTGTGCAAAGAATTGGTCTACTTGATTTTGTGATGTAGCATTAAATTGTTTAGCGGCATTTTCAGCGGCAGTATCTGTAAACAAAGACTGTATCCTTTGCTGTGCATTAAACATATTAGCTTGTTGTGTATTAGATAAGTTAGCCATGTCCATCTGCAAGAAAGACTGTGCGTTTTGTACAGCAGATTGTTGTCTATTATTTAAGTTAGACATATCCATATTAGCAAGTGCTGATGCTTCTGCTATAACTAGTGCCTGTTTATTAGACAGGTTATTTAAGTTCATAGTATTCACTGCTCTACTATTCTCTAATGCTATGTTTTGTTCAGCAGTAAAGTTTTGATTAGCTATGTCACCTATACGAGATGCATTTTGTACTCTTGATTGAAATGCTTGGTCAAACTCTTGACCTATAAACTGTGCTCTTTGTTGAGCCGCAAGCATTGCTCTTTGTTGTCTGTTAGATAAGTTTTGTGTTTCAAACTGTGCCTGTACTTGTGCATCTGCCTGTGCTATAGGAAGTGCTGACTCTAAGGCTGCTTGAATCATAGCTTGTCCTGCCATACTAGATGCACCTAAACCTCTTTGTGCCATCTGTGCTTGTACTGCACGTAAAGAACCTGCTGCCCATGCAGGTGGATTACTTGCATCAAAGTTAGCAGTAAGAGTCGCAAGCTGTCCTTGCACTGTAGCTTGTTCTGTAGGCGTTGCTGTAGCAGCTTGAATCTGCTCTGCATAAGTAGATGCTGTTTCTGCATTAGCTACAGGAGACACAAGTTCACCTGCTTGCACCTGTCTTTGTACAGGATTAGTCATTTGAGTAGCAATACCTTGTGCGGCATTTAATTCTGATACAGAACTAGCTACTTGCTGTTGTGCAGTTACTTGTGCATTAGTACCTATAGTGCCTTGAGCTGCTTGAGTTTGTTGTAAAGCTGTATTAACAGCAGTATTAGCTTGAGCAGGGTCTACCTGACTTGCTGTTGTTTTTGTTTGCCCTTGTGCTGTAGCTGTAGAAGCTAACGCAGTAGGTACTGCGACAGCATTAGGTGTTACACCCCCTGTTGTAGTAGGTATAAATTGATTAGTTCCTGCATCTACACCAACTGCTTGAACTGCACTACCTGTAGGTAATCCGGGTGCTGTTATCATTTGAGCACCCATCTCTCCTATATTAGGAGCAGAGGTTGTTGTTTGTCCTGTGTCCTTACCATAATTAGGGTTAGGAGTAGTGCCATCAGCTAAGTATGGATTAGTATCATATACAGGTTTAGTTACATCTTGAAAGTCTTGACTAGGGGGAGTAGCTGTTGGTAATGTAGTTAAGCCACCTACATTAAATGATTGTGTAGGTGGTGGTACATAACCTCCAACCATATCTTGTTGTTGATTCTGTGAAAACCTATCCATCATATAGCCACCTTGAGCCATCTGTGGTTTAGGAGCTTGAGTACGTTTCATCATATTCTGTTTAGCCATCTCTCTTTGCTTTTCAGCAATGGCTAACATACCCCTATACTTTTCTGAAGCTGCAGGGTCTGACTGTATAAAGCTATTAAATCCTTGCATAGGTCCATCATAACCTAATACTCTAGCAAATGATTCTTGCATTTCTTGTTGTACTGTCATGTATCTTTATCCTACTTCATTACTATTGCGACAACTAAAGCTACAATACCTAAAGTTCCCACCATAGACATAGCTTCTATTCGCCACATTCTTTTGTCTAAAGCACATAACTTATCATTGACTGCTTGGTATCTAATAGCACACTCTTTCTCATGTGCATCTAGTTCCATTTGTACTTTGAGTTCAGGTTGCATGTCTAGCTTCATGTTGCTTAATCAGCTTCCTCTATTGTGTTGCCTTCAGCTACCCATTCTTGGATTGCTTGGTAGTCTGTGTTTGCAGGGTCTAGTGGTACGGATAAAACTACATTAGTTCCGACTTGGGTTACTTGATAACTACAAAACGTATTTGTTATTGGGTCTATGTTTTTCTTTACTGTGTTTATCATTATTAAATCCTATAGTTCTGCTGTTAATGCAAATTTAGCTGCTGAGGCTGCCGTTCTTATAAAACCTGCATGTCCTGCTGTACCACTAACATCTGTATTGTTATAAAACTCTATTACTCTAGTACCCCACTTAGTTAAAGCAAAATCATCTACAGTATCACCACCACCATTTCTAAAAAAAGTATAATAGTTAGTTGCACTTACTATTTCTAGCGTTGGAGTTGTTCTCATATCACATGGTAATTCTAAATTAGAATACAGAACGTCTGTACTATACTGTGAACCCATTGATATAGGATGAGAAGTTCCATCTTGTGCCGCTGCTCCGTGAGCAACAACAGTATAATACCTCTGACACAAAGCTAGTTCTTCCCCAAATGACCTATGCTCAAATGGTGTGGCTTGTGAGCCTACTTCTAGTTGTAATCCAGTTATGAAAAATGTTCTGTCTGTGCTATCAAAGAAAGAGCTTATTCCTACTGCTCTATTTACCGCAGTCGCAGAACTCCAAGAAGTAGATAAAGTTCCACTTGTATAGTCTGACCCTGCGTGAATCCAAATTTGTAACAATAAACTTGCACCATTGTCATCTCCAAAAGCACCTGTAGTATCACCATCAAATGTTAAAGATACTCTGCTCCAACTTGTTGTTACTGAAAAAGATTGAGATATTTGTCTTGCATTATCATTGTCATAAAGCTCTAAAACATAAGTAGCAGAAGCATTAGCTTTTACATAAAAAGACACAGTTACTTTTTCAGCATCTGATGTACCTTTTTTTAACTGTTGTAAGTCTTGACCTTCAATTCTAGTGCCAATAGTGACAATTTCATTTGAAGCAATAGAAGTATCGGCTGTAGTGCAGTCAAGTTTTACAGCATTTGCAAACCCTGACAAGTCTGTAATGCTTTCTTGTGTCATAGTAAATCTTCCTGCTGTGTTACCACTAGCAATTCTCATTCTATCTACTGTGTAATAGCCACTTGTGCTTATACCTGTCTCACTCGTTCCCCTCTGAGCCACCTGCATTGCACCATTGATAACAATATTCCTTCGCCCACCAATCTGTGAATTGGTTAGGACTTCACCCATCTTTGCTAATTCTGCTGCTTTGGTCATCTTTTAACCCATCCTTTTGTCTTATCTGCTTGATGTGCTTCTT